CCGGGTGTTGCGGTTGCGGAGCTTGCCGTAGTTCTCCTCGACGTAGCGGGTGATCACCGCCTGCTGGTCCACGACGACCAGTCCGTAGGTTTGCCGCTGTTCGGTGGCGTAGGATTCCTCGGCCCGCTGCTTGGCCGCCTTGAGTTCGGCGTTCAGCCCATCACGCAGCCCCCGGTAATAGGACGCCTTGTCCGGGTTGGCGTGGGTCTTCTTGAACTCGTTCCAACAGCGGAAGAATGTCTGCCGCAGGTAGTTGAAGGCGAAGATGGCGAAGTCGATGTCGGCGGCGGCACCGATGATATCTACCGGCGTTCCATTGCCGCTCGGCATCAGGATCGTCTTCACGTTGAAGTGCGACTGGAGCAGCGACAGGATCATGATGTCCGCCGGGTTGAGTGTCTTCGGCAGATCGACCTTGCCCTTGTTGACGGTGAAGCCGGTGCCGCCCGACTCGCCGCGCTCCATGCGGAGCAGTGCCGAGTCGATGTTATGGCGGGTCATCAATTCCTGCGCCTTGGCCAGTGCCACTTTCGCTTCGTTCTCGGTGGAACCGCGGGAGCGGTCAGCCAGGCGCAGGAGCTTGCGGATTTTTTCGAGGATTTCGGATTCGGATTTCATGGGATCTCAGTTGGTTGGGTTTAGATGTCCTCGTCGGGGAGGCCTGCGGTGATGACATCCACCGGGATGTGGGTGGAGCCGTGGGTATCGCAGAGGTCGGCGTAGCGGATCTTCGCGGCCTTGAGTTCGGCGCGGGCGGTGTCGAGGTCGTCCCAGCTTTCGAGGAAAACCCGGCGCGGGCGGCCGGCGAGAACCGAGCTGCGTCGGGTTGTTCGAGCGGTAGGTTTCGCCGCGTCCGAATTCGAGAGTCAGGCAGCGGTGTTGTTTGATGTATTCAATGTCCATGGTGGTGTGTGGTTGGGGTTGATGGTTAGCGGCGGGAGAACTTGCGGCGGCTGGCTGGCGTGTTGTCGCGGATCATTTGCGCGACCCGCTCTGTGCTGCCGTCGGTGAGCCAGATGCCCTCGGACTTACGGCGTTCGATCTCTGCTTGAGCGAGTGGCAGTTGATCACCGAACATGAAATCCGGGGTCGTGTTGAGTTGGGCGTCGGTCCAGTTAGTGAAGTCGATGGATGGTGTGTTTGCTTTCATCATCCCTCATCTGCCAGTCTGACAACTTGAGTCCATGTCATTTTTCGTCTTTCTGTCGGACCTAACGCCGGAACGAAAGACCCTCGATTGGCATATCTCTTGACCCTCACGATGCGTGCCAATTCCAAGGCATTCGGAGCGATTCAACTTCTGTCTTTTTTCCTCTAACTCCACTTAGCCATGGACGTGAGGTGGCACTCTGGCAGATATTAACCATGACAACGCCAACCATGTCCCGCCGCTTCGGAGTTGAGATTGAATTCCTCTCCACCATCACACGAGAACAGGCCGTGATGAGTCTGAGAGCCGCAGGCATCCGGGTTGAATCTTCCTACTACACCCACGACACCACTCCCTATTGGAAGATCGTCGTGGATGGCTCCTGCGGTTATGAACTGGTCAGCCCGGTTCTCGAAGGCGAGGCCGGACTTGAGGAAGTTAGAATCGCCGCCGCCGCACTGGAAGCCGCCGGAGCCACGGTGGACAAGCGGTGCGGACTCCACGTCCACTACGATGCCAGCACGATGAACCTTCGTTCCGTCAAGAACCTCCTCAAGATCTGGACCAAGTTCGAGGACGTGCTCGATACGTTTCAACCGCAGTCACGCCGGGGCAATGCCAACAGCCTGCTGGCTTCCAATCTCTCAGCATCCTTCCATGACGCTGAAAACCACCACGAGGCCTGCCGATCCATCTTCCAGAAAATCGACGACTGCCGGACGATGGAGCAAATCAAGGACCTCTACATTTCCCGCTACCGCAAGCTCAACGTCCATTCCTACTTCCGCCATCAAACGCTCGAAGTCCGCCACCACTCCGGAACCACCGATCCAGAGAAAATCACCAACTGGGTCCGACTGATGGCCCGCATGTTCGACGCCGCCGAAGCTGCCACCACCGTCCGCAACCGGCCAGTGGATACCGGCCTCGGAATGAGCCGCACGAAGTGGTTCTTCCAAACCATCGAGGCCAAGGGACTGACCAAATTCTATACCGCCCGCGCCAAAAAACTGGCCGCCTGATTTCCACCAATGACAATGACCACCATGAACACCGAATACCACACCATCGACGGCGCGACGTTCTCCGCTGTCGATTCGACCGACCTGATGACCCAGCTCCGCCGGGACAGCTTCAACCCGGGGGACGATCTGCCGTCCTACTGCCGCGCCACCGCCCGTGCGTCGAAGATGCAGACTGGAAAACCTCACCGCCCGTGGCCTCCGAAGGCACTGGTCGAAGACATGCTCGCCTCCGGCCTTGTCGCCACCGGTGAGCGCCATCCGCAATGGGGAAACTCCAACGACTAAAACGGCCATGGCATACAGAATCATGCAACCACGCTTCCCGCTGGGAAGGACCGTCGCCACGCCCGGTGCCATCGAGCTCGGGATCGACCTGGCGTCCTACATGCACCGCCACCACTGCGGCGACTGGGGCGACCTCGACGAATGCGACAAGCAATCGAACGAGGATGCCCTGACAAACGGCGACCGCATCCTGAGCTGCTACCAGGTCGGCGGCGGGAATCGGATCTACATCATCACGGAGGCGGATCGCAGTTCGACCTGCATCCTGCTCCCCGAGGAGTATTGATCCACGCGACAATCCGCTCGATGAAATCCACTTCCAGCTGCTGAGCCGTCAGCCGGATGACCGTCCAGCCTGCGAGCACGGCTTCGAGATACTTCTCGGCGTCCTTCGCATACCCGCCGCCCCGGTTGTGCCGGCCACCGCCCGGGAGGAAGATTCCGCCTTCGATTTCGATGAGCGTTCGGCTTCCCATGTGTGCGAAGTCAGCGCGCCACCGACGGGAAGTATGGAACCTCACTTCCCGCTCCAGAGGCGGACCTTGCGCCACCCTCCAGAGTAGCAGAAACCTTGATTCCAAGCGGGATGCAGCCATTTCCCTAGCACCCGGAGTCAACGTCCCGAGCGTCCGTTATGTGGGAAACGCAAAAATAAAATATCACGTAAATTGGACGAGGGTCGCAACATCCCTGCCTTAGTCATTGGCTTTCAATAGATTCCTTGCTTCCTCGGGGGTGTTTGAACCCATTTGAACCTCCGCCAGCGCAGTGGCAACGTCCGGTGTGACGTCGATAACGATGTTTCCTGGCAGATAGGCGACGAAGCGTGCTTCTTCATCGAGGAGGCGCGTGATTCGTTGGACTGGAGTGGTCATGATCGAGTGAGTGGTTGCAGGGGCGGGAATTGAACCCGCAGAGGGCAAGGGTATGAGGCTCGCCTGGGACCGTCCCTCCCTGCGCTTGGGTTAGAGCGCCTCGTAGATGTCGAGGATCAGCTTGAAGTCCTTCTTCACTGAATCACGGAACGCAGGTTCCCATTCATCAACGGGCAGCTTCTCTGTCTGGTGCATCCACCACCGGCGAAGTTCATTGAGAATCGACAGGTGGGTTGGAAGGCCGCGCTCGACTGGGTTCGGACGAGCTTCTTCGGGTGTGAGAGGGCGGCCGGCATTGATGGATTTACGCAGGCGCGTGACGCTCATCCTTTCTCGCTCGGCGATGTCGAGCCAGCGTCTTTTCTCATCGGTATCCTTGATCTTCGCGACGACCTTGTGATGGTGAAAATCCAGAAAGTTGTTACGTAACAACTTTTCGACGTTCCTGGCGACGTGAGAATACACCTTGAGTGTTTCGATGGCCAAGCCGGTGAGTCGAATCGCTTCGACATATTTTTCGCCATAGCGTTTCTCGCCATAGTTCAGCCAGTCGCCGACCACAAACCCGATGGCCTTCGCCATGGGCACAAGCTCGATACCGATGCCGTTCCATTCGGCGAACGTCAGCTCGTCGTGGAATTCAATTCCGGTTCGACTTACGGTGAATTTCGTGCTCTCAATGGTAGCCAGTGATGTCATGTTGGGTGGTCTTGCTTTGGATTTGTGATTGTTGATAGGTCTTGCGAGCTTTCAGGCTCCGCATGGCTCGGGATGGCAGCAGTCTCAGCTTTCGGGTGATGTCAACGCAGCGCTTCGAGACCGCGGCTCGGGTAACACCGTGACGCCGGGCGATGTCGCTCATGCTATCGCCGTTGTAGATGTTCAGCCCGATAGCGACCGCCAGGCACTCCAGCGTGAGGCGTGCATTTCCCTGGGCTAGAAGGTCGGCCACCAATGAACGAAGCATGGTGGTGGCTGCGTCCATCACCACATTCTCGTCCTCTTGGTCTTGCGCAGGATCGACTAGAGCCGCGATGTCCGGCGTGTGACTGGCTCGCGATGATTCGGCCATGTCGTGATCCGCAGCACCATTGCCGTGGCGTTGGATGCATGGTTTGAGCAGTCCAAGCTTTTCCGCTTCCCGTCGTTCTTCGAGGGTCATGGACTTCACCCAAGCCTCGTAGTCGCGTTCGTACTGAGCATCCCGTTTTGTCTGCTTTTTGGTGTAGTCGTCGGAGTTCATGGCTGACCTCCTTTGCGTCCCTGCCAGAGCCGGGTGGCCGGGTTGAACTTGATCACGCCCTTGGCTGAAGCTGCGTGGAAAATCCTGTCAGCCTCCTCCAGGGTTGCCCCAAAGCTCTCAATCAGGAATCGAAGGACCTGGCTGCATTTCTTCTGATAGATGTCGGGACGATTCGGCCAGTGGTCGAGGTCGGGCATGAATTCCAACTCGGGCCAAAGGTGGATATATTTTGAAACCCTTGGCTTTTGAATTTTTTTCAGAGGTCTTTTCCTGAGGTTCATTTGTCACCTCCTCTCGGCGTCAACGGAAGGCAAATGACTGCTGTCGCTTTCCTAAGCGTAACAGCGCACGCGAATCCTGGTTCACCAGTTCGCGCTGTTATACTACGTATAACTGTCAGATCGCCAGTAAGGTGCCTTACTATACAGCGCAGCGGACCGTTAGAAAACGCGGGTTCAAACCAGTTTGAACCCATTTGAACCCGAGGTTCAAACCCACCTGAAATGACGGGTTCAAACTCCATGGCGACGCCCCCTCCAAAGGCGGGTTGCTTTGTCGAAAACAAGCGGTGAACCGCTCTTCATGTTAGCAAGGCAGTAGAAGACGCGCTGGGCTTCCTTGAGCGTGCAGTCGCCATCAATCTCGGCGATCCGGTCGGAAATGTAAGCCAGCACGCCGGACTCCTGAGGGACGCGACCATTTGCCATCGGTGGCATGGTTTCGACTGCTTTGCCGAAGCGATCAGCCGTGCTGCCCATCTTGTAGGTTGCCTTCGCCTTCTCGCTCTTGGGGCTGCCCTGCGGAGCCTTGAGTGCCGCAGGATCGGCGTTGCGGTCGGCGATGAAGATCGACTCACACCAGCGGACGACAAACGGCTTCACGGGCGGCAGGGCGCGCAGTGTGAGGTCGATGACATGGGCGTCGTCTTCCTCGTGAGGCGTCATCGTCAAGATCACGTCCGGGTCACGAGCGAAGACACCCGAGCCGCCGATCCGGTCGATCGATTCCTTGCCCGCCTGGTTGCCCTTGCTGAAGTGGGCACCGAAGACGGCGGCCGCACCGGATTTCAATGCCAGTTGCTCGACTTCATTGAGCAGGCTGGCGATGTCGCCGGCGTCGTTTTCATTGCGTGAACCAAGGCCCTTGTAGATCGGGTCGATCAAGATGAGCGAATACCCGGTGTCGCGGATACGCCCGAGGATCTTCGGGATGAGCGCGGAGAAGTCAGTGGCATGGCCGCGCAGGTTCCAGATGTCGAAGCCGGTGAAGTCGGAGATTTCCTTCGCCGCCGCAATCCGCGTGATCCGGTATTGAAGCGCGAAGGGTGGGAGCTCGAAGTTCAGATAGAGAGCCCTGCCACGGCGCGTCGGAAATCCCCACCAGGGTGAGCCGGTGGATACCGAGAGCATGAGGTCGATCAACGACCAGCTCTTGCGCGCCTTGGACGGGCCGCCTAGCACCATCTTGGCACCCTGGTGGAGCACTCCATCGACGAGCTGTGGCGGTTCCGGCTCCGGCTGGCCCATAAATCCGTCACCAGGTAAAATGGGCGGCAGGTCGGAATTTGCGTGTGCCGCCTCCCATGCCGTCCACGACTCAGCACCGAATTCAACGGCCAACAAGCACTGGCGACGAACATTGTCGTCCACCGTGCGCCAGCCGTCAGGACAACGAGACAAGCGCGACGCATTACGGTTCTGCTTGTCCAGGTTGATGCCGGAGAACCAGCCCCAGATGACTTCGACGCGACGCTTGTATTCGGCCTCGTCCGGAGCATCGACCCGGATCCATGCGTGCAGGCTCTTGTTGCCCGAATCGATCAAGGCCGCGACCGGCATGCCGCTGGCGACGACCGCGTGGTATTGCTCTTCTTTCGGGATCTCCTTGCCGGCCTCGTCACGGTCGAACTCAACCAAGACATGGCGGAATGCGGTGACATCATCGTTCTTTGCGCCGCCCTTGGTCATCGGGTTGATCCGCAGGAATAGCCCGAGCTTGGTGCTGAAGACGCGATCAATGCCGCCCTTGGCCGCGACCTTGGATTTCCACTCGGAGGCCGTGAGCGTCACGCCACGGCGCGGCACGACACCACCTTCGTCGGACTCCGCAGCGGGTGCGATGGCGACGAATTCATCCGGCTGGAAACACGCATCAAGCAGACGAACAAAGCCGTCGTCGATGGTGACCGGCAGCGCCATCGTGGAACGGTCTCGATGAACGGGGACCGGTGACGGCCGTCGAGGTGGCGATGACATTTTCGGCATCGCTGGTGCCATGCCCGTGCCGAGCGGTTCCCGTGAATTGCGGGCATAGACGGAGCGGATGGTCGTCCGTGCTTCGGCTTCGGTCAGCCCGTCGGCCAGTGCGCGGGCTAATAATTGACCTTCCGTTTCCTCCAGCGGGTGGCCGGCGTCGCGGAACTGACAGGTTGCATCGAAGAGTTCGGCATTGCGCATGCCCTCGCTCGCGCCGCGCTGAAGGTATTCCAGCGTGCGGCGTGGCAAGGTCATGGTTAGCCCAGGTGATCGGTATCGTGCCATGAGGGTCAGCGTTTGGAGAACTGGGTGTCGAGGAATGCCTTGGCTTCCTCAAAGGTGGCGATCTCCGGACGTTGATGGCCGTGGCGGCGCATCACGCGGACTTGTTTCGGCGTCGCCAGACCGAGCTTGCGACGAGTGATGAGGCGGTCGAGAATCAACGACGCGTGCCCCTTGGTCTTAATGTTGATGACATCGAGGCCGAACTTATGCAGCACATCGAGCTGCTTGAACGTAGGCTCGGCGGCCTGCCATGCCATGGTCGGGACATAGTCGGCGAGCGCGGCTTCGTTGAGCGAGATGGCAAGCTCAATAGGATCAAGCACACTGCCGCTCCGAGTTTGGTTAGCCCGCAGCCGGTCGGTGAGTGATCGAGTGCGATCCGCATTTACTTCCTCGCGTGCTTCTTCGAGATCGCCCTCGCCACCGAGTTTCTCCGTGAGCGCCTTCGCGTCCGCATCATCTTCGGCGATCAGGTTCGCCGGTCGCATCAAGCTGTGTTCCTCCGACTGCCAGAGGAAATCTAGCACCAACAGGTGGTCCTTGCCGGGCCAGATCCGCGTCCCACGTCCGATGATCTGAGAATACAGCGCACGCACCTTGGTGGGGCGCAGGCAGACGATACAATCAATCGACGGTTCGTCGTATCCTTCGGTGAGCAACATCGCATTGCAGAGGATGCGCGTCTCATCCCGCTTGAACCGTTCCAGCGTCGCCTTTCGCTCATTTGTCTGCCCGTCGATGTGCTCAGCCAACAACCCGCGCTCGCGGCAGATTTCTGCGAAGCGTTTCGACACCGCGATCAACGGCAGGAAGACGAGCGTCTTGCGGTGTCGATGTTCGACCAACACGTCGGCGATTTGTTCGAGATACGGTTCGAGTGCGTGGCCGAGATCGTCGGCACTAAAGTCGCCATGACTCGTCCGCACGCCGCGCAGGTCCATCCCCAGCGGAACGGTCTTCACCTTGATCGGTGCGAGCCATCCTTGATTGATAAGATCCAGCAAGGTCACCTCGCAGGCGATGTTCTCGAAGTATTTTCCGAGGTTCTTCTTGTCGCCTCTCTCCGGAGTCGCACTAACACCTAGCACCTTCGCATGATCGTGGAAATGACCGAGCGTGTTCTGGTAGCTATCCGATAAAACATGATGGCATTCATCGACGACCACGAGGCCGAAGTGATCCCGCGGCCACCGCTCACGGCGTTTCTCACGCATGAGCGTCTGGACGGAGGCGACGACGACCGGCGCATCAAGCGACGCCCGCTCACTACCCATCTCGACCTGCGCTTCGATACCGGTCGAGACGCGGAGCTTGTCCACCGCCTGGGTGATGAGTTCCTCGCGATGTGCGAGGATCAACGTGCGCCGGGGCTGATAGTCCTGTGCCAGTCGGCTGAAAATCACGGTCTTACCCGCACCGGTTGGCAGCACGCCGAGCTGACGGTCGAAATCTTCAAAGCCCTTGTGGATGTCCATCCGGGCTTTCATTTGGTAGGCACGAAGGCCCATTTTTTCAGAAGGGCTCGTTGTCACTACGGCGTGCGGGTTGGGGTTGAGCGGAGGGCTTGGTGGTGCCGACAATCCAGGCGACGACTTTGTTGCGCTTCTTGCCGTTGTATTCCTCAACGGTGAGGCGGGCGGTGCCGGTGCGGCCGATGACGTGATCGGCACTGATTTCGACGTCCTGATCGGGCTTCACGTCCTCGCCGGTGGCGGCGCGGAAGGAATCGATCTTCCAGAATGCGGTCGGGATGAAGACGAGGAAGTCGTAAAGATAGCTGCCAGCGGACGTCTTGAGCTTGAGCTCAATCATGTCGTGGCCGCCTTTGCTGATCGTTTCGATCGCATCAATAACTTCGACTTGGTAGTCGCCCGGTTCAACAAATTCAGGGCGTTCGCTTGGAGTGGATGATGTATAGGATGGCATGGTATTAGTTCGGTTTGGTTTTGGTTTGTTTGAGATAGGTGGAGGGCGCGGCGTGCTTCACCGACTCCTCCGGAAATTGCTTTTCGCTGGACATCCGCTCGCTCCACAAATCGCGGAACTTGCTGGCTGGTAGATTTCCGTAGGCCGCGAGCACCGGGCCGAAGCCCATGCGCTGGATGTGGTGGCCGATCGTTTCGCAATCGACGAAATCACTGCCCTTGCGGGTGACGAGCTTCCAGCCGGGGACCTTGCCGCCGGTCTTGATTCGCTCGGTGGCAATCTTCTTGGCTCGTTCGTGCAAGCCCTCGATGAACGCACAAGCTGTCAGGAATCGGCCGAGCTTTTCCGGGTCGGCGAGCACCACGTCGAAATCGAAGCCGGGTTCCGTGACCGTCAGTGTTTCACCGACCATCGCCAACCGTGCCGGACAGGTATCCGCCTTGGCGCACCAACCGCAGTATTCACAGGGGTTGGGCTTTTTCGCCGGATCGTTGAACGATTTGACGACCTGATCGACGATGTCGTGCGCCTCCTCGTAGGTGAACTTGATCGTCTCGATTTCCCGCTGGTCGCAGAATAACAAGTGCGCCGTCCACTCGCCGGCAAAATGCGCGCCCATCAGGCCGAGGGCGTAGGCTGCCATTTGCTCGCGGTAGTTTCGGCGCGCCCCGGTCTTCAGGTCGAAGTGGGTGAGCCTGCTTGGGACGATGGCATCCGCGGTTCCTGTAAGATTGAGCATCTTCACCCGGCAGTCGTCCTCCCGGGCAAGCACTCGCTCGCGGCCGGAGATCGCCCGGACCATCGAGACTGACCACGCAACAGCGGCGATCTCGTCGGCCGTCAGTTTGTTGGCGATCACCAAGCGTTCTTCGAGACCGAGCAGCTCGGCGCGGAACGCGGTGTCCAATAGCGTGCCACGCTCGGCAGCGGGGCCGGCCACGGGATTGCTCTCGTAACACGGGCAAACCGCCAGCTTCGGCAGGTTGGAGGGACGAAGCGCACTCATACAGCGCCCTCCTTTTGGTTCGCAGCAACCCACTCATTGACGGCGGCGACGAAGCGATCCGGGTCAGAGAGCATCCGGGCGGCGTAGGCGGGATCCAGATTGTCGATGGATTCCAGCGGACCTTCCTGCGTGTAGGAGAGCTGGCCGCGGGCGACCAAGAAATCGACCACATTGGCCATGTCTGCCTTGCGCTGGAAGGCGGCGAAGACCCGGTCGGTCAACGACGGTGCCGGTTCTGATGCAGAAGCCGCCGCCGGGGCAGGGGATTTCGCATCACCGAACACCGGGCTCAAAGCCTCGATGGCGAACGGAAGTTTGTCAGCCAGTCCATGGCGGTTCTTCGCGTCGTAGGCCGCCGTGTGGGTGGCGAAGAGCACACGCTCCTTGCCGCCGACACCACGCATCTTGCCATTGTCCTTCTCCGCGACCTTGGTCACGTAGTTGGCGAAGAGCACGACGTCCGCCCATTCCTTGACCAGCGGGGCGACCTGCTTGCTCAGCTTCAGCTCGAAGCGGTCGTAGCTGCCGGCCTGGTCAGGAGCTTCGAATTTCTTCACCGTGGCGTGTGCCAGGAAAACAACGTGGATGCCGCGTGCCAGCAGGCCATCAAGCGAGTTGAGGAAGCGGGCGAACTCCTCGGTGAGCAGGACCCAGCCTTTGCCGTAGCCAAAATCCTCGATGGAGTCCTTGTTCGACTTCCGGCACAGGTGCTCGGCGAGCCGCTTCTCCAGCCAGTCGGCCGTGTCGATCACCAGTGTCTTGAACGGGTGATCCGCCTTGGCGAGCTGGGTGACGGTGGCGGTGATTTCCTCCCAAGTCGCGGCCGCATCGAGGCGGGCAACGTCGAGGTGGTGGGTGCCGCCCTCCGTATCGAGGAAGACGGGTTCGGGTGTCTGGCTGGCGAGCGTCGATTTCCCGACGCCTTCCGGTCCGTAGATGACGACCTTCTGAGGTCGGGTGATTTTGCCCCGGCGGATGGCCAGGGGACTGTTGGACTTGGTGTTGGTTTGCATCTGGCGAATGCGGCGGGGTGTCAATTGCCCGCCGTCACCCCCATTGGTCGGACATGTCCGACTTTGGGTCGCTGCATCGCTGAATTCCCCGTAACTACGGGGAAAAATTTTCGTAGATTTTTTTCAAACCGGAGTCGGACATGTCCGACTTTCAGCCAAAATGGGACCACTGAGGGGCAGCCCTGTGGCAAAGAGTTTCAGCTTTCCGAACTATCCGAGTGCTCGTGAACAGAGGATTTGACCGGGGTTTTACTTTTTTATTTTCCAAATAGTCAAAAGGTGTTCAAAAGAACTGCCCTAACCCAATTTGCATGCCAGCGATTCGCTCTACCCGTCTTGTCCGTCCCGGTGTTCTTTCAAACCTCAAGCCCTCCAGCATCCACTGTCTTCTATCTCCATTCTCAGCTTATTTTGCGGGGCGCGGCGCCCCTTTGGATGGGATCACAGAGCCTAGCCCTGCGCTCGATGAGGTGATGGCGGTGCTTGCGTCTCCCACGGAGTCGACCCCACCGGAGCTGGTCGAGCGGCTGGAATTGCTGGATCTGATCGCGGACCCGACCAATGGCATTAGCTTCGAGGATGCCTACGATGGATTGGTCGCTTACTGGCTGGAACCGGACGATTCTGCCGAGGATCTCGCCGTGAAAATCCTACTGCACGCGCCGGATGTCGTGTGGCGCGAGTTCGATCGACGAGTTCTCCAAGTCCGGCGCTCGCTGGTTTCTTTCTCCCAAAATCCTTCGCTTAAATTTCTCGCACCGGATGATCAACGGATTGCCCAGTTGGAAAAACTGATGAGCCCGTGGTTTTTGAAAAATGCCCGCTCGGGGAACTGCCGGGTCCACGTCCGACGGGAACGTGGAGGGGCGGCATTCGTCATCCGGCATGGCGACCTCCTCAAGCGGATTGGCGTGTATGACGAGGATGGACGCTCGTCATCCAAGATCCTCAGACCGGAGCGGGTTGACGTCGCACATTTCCGCTATGCGACGGGGGAGTGGCAGATTTCCGGTATCGGTGGGAGGCTTCAGGAACTCTACCGACAGGCATTCGGCACGGCCTTCTATGGATCACCAAACGCGCTGGCGCATTCCAAGCGATACTCGCTTAAACCGCTTCGCGAAGGTCCATCCGTCCTTGTTTGCGACCCAAATTCCCAAATTCCTTTTGCCGAATTGGTAGCCCTGAAAATTGAGCTTCCGGGCGGACAACAGGTGCTTTTTAGTCGCGGAAATATCTTCAACGCGCTTTCCGCCCTCAACGCGTCGATTCTCCAAGGCGCGGTTTTCCTGGAAGCACGCATCGATCTCAAAATCGCAGGGAAGCGCCGCCTGGTGCCCGTAGTGCTCAATCCGCTTCGGGACAAGATTTCCGGTCCGCACCTGCATGAAGCCATCGAGCCATGGCTCGCCGAACGTGAATTTTCCAACATCACCCATGAAACCTTCCTTTTGGAAAGCGCTTGAGAGCCTCGGGGCTGCGGGGGCTGCGGTTTGTGACTGGCGGCACTTCCTCGGCACTGAATGGGATCGCTGCGAGTCGTTCTTGAAACGAACCGGTCGCATGGCCAGATGCGTGGTGGATCCGGTTCACTCGCCACGCCGATTGGACCTGATGGTGGATGGGGAAGAGGACTTCGTAGCGGTCGGTGACGATTGGTCCGTCCCGCCAATCGCGATCAAAGCTGCGGACGCGGTGGAAATACAGCCCCATTGGGAGCCCATCGCGCGATCTCTGGCAGACTGCATCGGGTTCGACTACGGCGCGTGGGAAACCTCCGGGCATCTCCGTCGGATCGGGTCGTGCCAGAACCCCTTCGGTCACGTCAGTCCGGTCCTTTTGTTCCTGCCGCCCGGTCACCTCGGCGATTACCACGAGCTTTTCCGCGACTTGACGGGCCGAACGGATTCGACCGTGCTTTTTCCGTCGGGCCGCTGGTTCACTGAGGAAATGGAATCTTTGAGGAGCCGGAACCGCTTGGAGTTCGTGGATCTCACGCAGCGCCTCGCCCAGATCGAGGACCAACCGACCATGCGTGTGCCGCTGCCAACCCTCATCAAGCCGCGCCAATCCGACGAATCGTCGCCTCGGGCAGTGATTCATGCCGGGAATGGGCTGACTTGGAGCCAAATCAGCATCGAGATCCCGGGTAACCAGACGATCCGCCTGACCGCACCGGGCCAGGACGGGTGCCACGTGTTCCCGAAACGCCAGCAACTCGGTCCCGAACACCCGCTCGGCATCCTGATGACGCTCGCAGCAAAGGGTGAATGGCGGAATCCGCCGATCTCCTCGCCAGACTACGACCGGGTTTCCAAGGCGTTCAATCGCCTGCAAGCCCTCCTCCGGGCTCTCGTTCCGCTGCCAGAAAAGCCGTTCCAGAAGTCTGCCGGTGCCTTCGTGCCGCGCTTCCAAGCGCGCATTCACTCGAAGTTGAGAGACGGCGGGAGCTAAGTGAAAAACACCCTACTCGCGTCCAAGGAGCTCACAACTTCCCTAATATTGATCATCCACCCTTATCGGTGGCACCGTTCTGGCAGACGTATTGCGCATGGACGAGAATCTGACTAGACACGCGAGGTCCTGGATTCAGAGCAATGTGCGGGTCCAACCAGTCCCTCGCCAATCATCTCACCGAAAGTCAGGTTTCTCCTTGAGAATCGGCCCAAAACGTGGTCGCTGGGTGCAGGTTGATAAGGATAATCAGCAAGGGTAAAATTTTTCAGATTTTTTGAGGGTATCCCCCTATTTGACCCGCCCTCTGTTGTAAAAGCTGGAAGACTGACCACTGAAGCCAGTCCGTGATTCCACCAACAGGCAAGACACTAGAAAGAAGTTAACCCACACTTGAAAACTGACCACCTCATGAAACCTTGGGAAATCGTTAATTTAGAGCAGCGCAGCCCGAAATGGCACGCCTGGCGTGAGGCGGGCATCGGCGCTTCCGAGGCCCGGTATCTAATCAATTGGAATAATGGTGAACTATCTCCCCACCTGATCAAAATCAAGACCACCCTAGGCAAGCCATTTTGGGGCAATAAGGCGATGCGGCTGGGGAGGCTACTGGAACCTGTTGCGTTGAGCGCTTATGAGAAGCGGGTAGGCAGTTCATTCACCCCGGTCTGCATAGAGCACCGCAAGCAGCCTTGGCTCCGTGCGAGCCTTGACGGAATTTCCGACTGCCACACTTGTGCCGTTGAAATCAAATGTGGACATGCGACTCATGCCAAGGCTCTCGCCGGAGAGATCCCGCACGATAATCTCATGCAGGTTCAGTATGTCATGGCGATCACCGGCTTTGAAGAGGTCGATTACTGGTGCTACCTGCCGGACTTTGAACCCGTATTGATGACCATCCCACGCGATGAAGCAATCATCGCGAAACTCATTCAAAACGCCGCCATCGCCTGGGAGCAGGTGATCGCGGGGCGAGAGGTTTAGTTAAAAGCAAATTTGACGAGTATTGCCACCACCACCCATTCACTTCCAATTCATGAAAAAATCCCAAAGAACCATCCTCTACTCCCCGACCGACCTGATTCGGTTCATGGAGTCTCCGTTTGCAAGCTGGATGGAGCGCCTCCGTCTCGAAGATCCCACCCGGGCGATCCCGGATGTGAAAAGTGACGATGCCGAACTCATCGCCAAAACCGGCGAAAAACACGAGGAGCGGTTTCTTAAATATCTACAGGATGAGGGGCGCGACATCGCTTCCATTCCGAAGGATGATTTCCAACAAGCCCATGACGAAACCCGGCAGGCTATTGTTGATGGTAGGGAGGTGATTTACCAAGGGGCCCTTTCCATGGATCGCTTCGCCGGATTCACCGATTTCATCGTCCGGGGTGAGGATGGCGGATACGAGATTTGGGACACGAAACTTGCCCGCAAGACTAAACCCTATCACCTGGTCCAACTCTGCTGTTACGCCGAGATGCTGGCTCCGTTGAACGGCGGCCTTCCGGAAACCATCCGCGTGGTTCTCGGAAACCAGAAAATCGCTCCCTACCGCACCGCCAATTTTTTTCATTCCTACCTCCAACTCAAGCGCGCGTTCCTCGATCAAATGGACGCTTTTTCCACGGATGCGGAACCACCTGTCCCCGACCCTCGTGCTGATCACCGCCAGTGGACGTCTCACGCCGAAGCGTGGCTTCTGAACCGCGACCATCTCGTCCAGATCGCCGGCATCAACATCAGCCAAATCCGCAAACTCGAAGCGGCGGGTATCAACACGTTGGAAAAACTCGCCGGCTCCACGCTTTCCCGCGTCCCGAAAATGAGCGAAGAGATCTTCGCGAAGATCCAGTCCCAGGCCCACATCCAGGTGAAAGGCCGCGCTACGCCCGAAGGCAGTCCTCCACCTTTCGAGATTCTCAGCCCATCGGAGGATACACCGAGAACCGGGCTGGCTCTCCTTCCTCCCGCTTCACCCGGCGACGTTTACTTCGACATCGAAGGCTACCCGCTCGAAAATGACGGACTCGAATACCTGCTCGGTGTAACCCACCTCGTCGGCGGCAAACCCAAGTTCAAGGATTGGTGGGCTCACAACGATCCGGAGGAAAAACAGGCCTTCGAGGAGTTCATCGACTGGGTGACAGATCGCTGGCGCAAGCATTCGGGCATGCACATCTATCACTACGCGCCCTACGAAGTCACCGCCATGAAGCGGCTCATGGGCAAATACGCAACCCGCGAAGCCGAGGTCGATTCGCTCCTGCGTAATGGCGTCTTCATCGATCTCTACCGCGTCGTTCGCCAGGGCATGCTCATCGGAGCTCCAAGTTATTCGCTCAAGAAAGTCGAGAAACTTTATCTCCCGCCCCGCGAAGGCGATGTCCAAAACGCGGCCGCCTCCATCGTCTATTACGCCCAATGGCTGGAAAGCGGAGAGTCCAACACATGGAAACAATCACCCATCCTCAAGAAGATCCGCGATTACAACGAAGTGGATTGTGAGTCCACGTGGATGCTCGCCCGGTGGTTACGCGATCAACAAGGGAAAAACGGCATTCCCTATCTTTCTACCGTAGGCACATCTCTCAATGACGATCCCAAGGAAGAGCCAATCTCGGAGCGTGTCATGGAGCGCATGAAATTGGCATCACGCATTCTTAACAATCTTCCCTCGGATGGAGAAAAAAAGGTCATCGCGGAAATGGTCGCCCATTTCATCGAATTCCACCGCCGTGACAACAAGCCCATGTGGTGGGCGTTGTTCGAACGCGCCGCCATGACCGAAGAAGAGCGCTACGACGATCTGTCCTGTCTCGCCGGCCTCACGCTCACAGGTCCACCGGTCCCGGAAAAGAAATCATTGGTTGCCACCTACCGTTTCGATCCCGAGCAGGAAACCAAGATCAACGGCAAGTCGAGCGTGATCATGGCACATTGTCTCGATGCAAAACCCACTGTGACGTTGTTCGATCCCGTGACCGGAACCGTCGATCTCAAGATGGGCACGGCCACCCTGAATGCGAAACTGGATGGCACGTTTCCATCGCAACTCTCGCTCCTGCCCGACGAATTCATCTCGCCCGGAGTGATCGAAGTCGCACTATTCGACCTCGCGGCCTCATGGGGGAACAACGGTAAAATCCCACCCTGCCTCAAGCGCCTCATCCTGCGGCAAGGACCGGATCTGCATGGACTGCCGCCAGATGCCCCGCTTAAGGATCTCAACCGGATAGTGCCCGCCATGCGCGACTCCACCCTTGCTATCCAGGGGCCGCCGGGAACAGGGAAAACCTACACCGCCTCACGCCTGATCAAGCTCCTGATCAAAAGCGGAAAGCGTGTCGGCATCACCTCCAACAGCCACAAGGCCATCGTCAACCTGATCGAAGGAATTCACAAAGCCGGCGGCAACCTCAGCGGATCCGCCTACGCGACCACTTCGCAGGACCCCATCCTGAAAACCATTCCCGGCATCAGACTTGTCGATTCAAAGACAGCTCTCGCCAGTTACACCGGCGGAATCATCGCGGGCACTGCCTGGCTCTTCTCACGCCCCGAGTTTGCAGGCGAGCTCGATTACCTTTTCGTCGATGAAGCCGGCCAAGTCTCGCTCGCAAATGTCGCCGCCATGTCCCGGGCGACCTGCAACCTGATCCTGTTGGGCGACCAGAATCAACTTCCCATGCCCACCCAGGGAACCCATCCGGGAGAAAGCGGACAATCCTCCCTGGTATATCTCCTACGCGGCCATGCCGTCGTCCCGCCCGATCTAGGCGTCTTCCTCGAAACCACTTATCGCCTCCATCCAGACGTCTGTGAGTTCATTTCGGAGTCATTCTACGAGGGGAAGCTCCACTCCGCTCCCGCCGCGTCCAATCACCGTCTCTCGCGGCCTCCGAATGCCGGCCCTATTCCCATCGAATCCGGTATCCTCTTCCACCCTGTGTCCCATACCGGTAACACCCAGGCCAGCGACGAGGAAGTTGCCGCCATCCAGAAAATCCTCAAATCCCTGCTCGGCCGCAGTTTCACCAATGGCGATGGCAAGTCACGCCCTCTCAGCCTCGACGACATCCTTTTCGTCGCGCCCTACAACATGCAAGTCCGCCGCTTGGAAAAAGTTCTCCCACAGGGAGCCCGGGTCGGCTCCGTTGACCGTTTCCAAGGCCAGGAAGCGCCGGTCGTGATCGTCTCGCTCTGCTCCAGCGCCGGGGAGTTTGGCACGCGCGGACTGGGGTTCATCCTAGACCACAACCGCCTCAACGTCGCTATTTCCCGCGCTCAAGCCATCGCCATCGTTGTCGGAGATCCAAACATCGCCCACGCCCCCGCAAACTCGATCAAGGAGCTACAACTGCTCAGCACCTTCTGCCGATTAGTTCGTGGCGACAAGGAACTCCACAAGGCCCCCTAAATCGAGCATTTCAGCATTTATTCGTGCCCTCCCCCGCTATTTGTCCCACCCCCTGTGATAATGTCCTCCAACTTTTCGATCCCGGGCAACCGGGATCAGGAGAAATCCGCCCTGCGAACCAACCAGGAACCACACAAAACCGAACACAACTAACCACCCAAAAATATGGCTGAAGTATCCATGGCAGTAATACCAAAGATAGACCTCAACAAATCGCGAAGAATTGAGTGGGATCGAATTTGCGATGAACTCGATGTTGACGATAACCCGAATTTGGAGATCCAAGAGGTCAAAGACCTTAAAGAATGGTACGTCAACCCGCGGGGTGAGCAGACCTGGAGTGTATGCGTCGCCGGTATAAACCTCATCATAGTCTGTCTTGCCGAACACTGTGAATCCGAGGATTACAGTAAAATCTGCAAGATCGCCTATTTCCAACAACTCAACGATTGGTTGGAGCAGGAGGCAAAAGAGGATGCAAGAATGGCTACCATCTTGGATCGGATCAAAGCAGAGCGATTTCTTGAGGACGAAGGTAGCGTGAATCTGTCCGAGATGACATCGATCACTGAAGAGGCCGCGGAAATACTCTCCACTTATGGGGGCGAAATTGACCTCTCTGGTCTGACCGATTTGTCTGAGAAGGCTGCAGAGGCACTCTCCAAATATAAGGGGGAATATGAGGGGGAGTGGATTCCACTTGACGGACTAACAGAGCTTTCGCCCCCAACTGCAAAGGCGCTTTCCAAATATCAGGGCACTCTTTCTCTCGACGGCCTGACCGTGCTATCGGACGCCGCCGCCGAAGCTCTTTCCAAGCATCAAGGAGATTTTATTAGCCTTGGGGGCCTGACCGAACTGTCGGAGGCTAACGCGGAGGCTCTTTCCAAGCATCAGGGGGTGCTTTTCTTAAACGGTATGACCTTACTTTCGGCCGTCACTGCAGAGGCTCTTTCCAAGCACCAGGGGAAACTTTATCTCTACGGCCTGACCGAACTCTCGGACGCTGCTGCGGAGGCTCTTGCCAAGCATCAGGGGGAGCTTTATCTCAATGGCCTGACCGTGCTCTCGGACGCCGCTGCAGTGGCTTTTTCCAATCATCGGATGCTTTGGCTCGGCGGCCTGACCGAACTCTCTGAGGCCGTTGCTAAAGTTCTCTGCAATAGAAACGGAGAGCTTTATCTCAATGGCCTGACCGAGATCTCGGACGCAGCTGCGGAGGCCCTTTCCAAACATCAGGGAAATCTTTATCTCCGCGGCCTGACCGGACTCTCAGACGCTGCGGCAAAAGCTCTTGCCAATCATTTGGGTAATCTCGACCTATCCGGCCTGACCGAACTCTCAGACGTAGCCGCAAAGGCTCTTTCCAAGCACCAGGGGAATCTGTCTCTCGGTGGTCTGACCGAGCTCTCGGACGCTTCGGCAAAGGCTCTTGCCAAGCATCAGGGAAGGCTTGAGATCTGGGGCCTAACCGAACTTTCAGCAACTGCGGCAAAGGCTCTTACCAACTATAAGGGATATCTTGACTTCCCTTGCCTGACCAAACTCTCGGACGCTGCGGCTAAAGCTCTTGCCAAGCATCAGGGGGAGCTTTATCTCAATGGCCTGACCGAACTCTCGGACGCCGCTGCAGAGGCTCTTTCCAAGAATCAAGATTGGCTTAGACTCTGCGGCCTGACCGAACTCTCGGACGCCGCGCTTAATGCTCTCTCCAAGCATCAGGGATCTCTTTCCCTTGACGGCCTGACCGAACTCTCGGACGCCGCAGCGGAGGCTCTTGCCAAGCATCAGGGAAGGCTTGAGATCTGGGGCCTGACCGTGCTCTCGGACGCCGCTGCGGCAGCTCTTTCCAAGCATCAGGGGCAGATTAATTGGAAGGAACCCGCCGAATGGGTGGCCTCGCTCGAAAACAAGAACAAGAATTGATTGGGGCCAATCCGTATCCCTTTCCCGCCACCCGGCGAGGTTTCTGAAGATGCTAAAAAGCAAATTTTATGACAACCAACAGACCGCAGACCTGGAGGAGTAGCGGCGGGATGTCAGTCTTCAGTATTCGTAGCTTTCCGGGTCAATTCCGGAGCTGATTTGGACCCCTTTGCGAGCTCGTTTTCGACCCACTTGCGGCCTTTGTCGGATATCACCATGCAGTTGGTCGGAGAGTTGCTCATTGTCCATTTCTTGTCCGTCAGCATCTGTCTTGCTTGTCGGAACTTCGGGTAAAGCATTTTAACGCGCTTGTTTACCCGTGTGGAGACGTCTTGATTTTTCGCGTGTCCGCCCAGGCCGACCAATGCTTCGAGAATGTGGATGCAGAGGGCCACGGTTTCGGGGGTGGCAACAGGCTGGCTTGAACTCCGCGTGGCGGATGGTCTTGGTGGTTTGACCGTGAAGATGCGGTCGCCAACAATTTCCCTGACCTGCGGGCTTGCATCATCTCGCAGGTCCTCCAGTTCCTTCCAATTCTCAGTCAGCAATTCGACTTCCTCTTGAAACGAAAGCAGGCGCTGCGCGAATTGAATTACTGCGGTGGCGGTCGCGAAATCTCCGATTTTCATCGCTTTAGCCCCTTCGTCATTGAGTCGTTGCTTTTCCTCTCCCAATGTTTCAAGGAGCAGGCCAAGCGCGGTGGAAACGTCGTCTTTATCGGGTGTTGACATGTGGCAGGTAAGTGATGAATCGATGGTAGTGGAAGTGGCAACAGTGGGGCCGAAGCCCGCCGGGGAAACCAATGAGCCATTCCAGTTGGCTGAGGTGGGAACGATTTTTTCCGCTCAATCGCTAAAGGCCCAGGAAGCTGGCTGACGGGCATCCGGTAGGGAAATCCGCCTCCTCTTGCAAGTCCCGATTGCGTTGGCCGTTTGAATCCGCCGCCCAACGGTTTCGAGGATTCGGCAAGCATCCATCATTTTACCGTTTGGCGGCCAGCGGCGGAACCGGCACCTTCGTGACGCCTTGGCATTTTCCACTGCCCGTGCTGCGGCCTATCAGGCGGCCGGACGCGTCCCGCTGGGTGCCGGTGAGTGATCCCGAGGGGCTGGCATTCGTGGTCTGGCTGCCGGTGAGTCGTCCCGAGGCGTCGCGGTATTGGGTGTTCGTGGCCGAGCCGCTGCCTGTCCGGGTGTCGGCGCTGCCAGCCAAGCGTCCGCTGGCGTCGCGGTAGGTCGTGCGCGACGAGGCTCCCGCGGTGGGTTGCGTGGTGGCGGTGCCGGTCAGCCTGCCGCTGGCGTCGCGATAGTTGGTCTGCGCGCTGCCGCCGGCATTCGGGTTGGTGGTGGCGGTCCCGATGATCCGGCCCGAGGCGTCGCGCGTGGTGGCTTGCACGGTTCCGCCCGCGCTCTTCTGGCGGTCGATGGTCTGGACGAGCCGGCCGGAAGCGTCACGGACCAACTCCCGGCAAGTCTGCGCGGTGAGGGTGCAGGCCAAGGCGAGCGAGAGCAGGACGGGGAGGAGGAGTGCCTTCAT